CACTTGACAAATATGCGGACGGTATCTTTATCGCAGAGAACATTTTGTCTCGAAGATATTTCACATCATCAATATCACCAGTAAATTGACCGCCAGGAAGTGACTCAATTTTAGATGATTCTCCTCCCCTAATTGGAACAAAGTAGTCTTCTTCAACCGAAAGAGGGTTATATCTCAAATCGACTCTTCCCGTATTCGCATCAACAACCTGATTTCGTTTCATAGATGTAATTGTCTTTTGAATGAAGGTTTCTACATCTTGCGGGGCAATATTTCCGACATCGATATAAAAAACTCTTCGTTCTGCTGAACGGACAATCCGATAAGCCATCATTGCATCTTCCATAAGAACCAACTGACGCCAAATACGTCGAGCAGATTCCATCACGGAGGTACCATATGGGGAATATTTGTCATTTCCAAGTATTCGGAAATGAGCAATTTGCCAATTTTCAAAAGTCATACCAGCAGAGTTCCACTGGTATTGGACGTAGTTTGGATTAGTAGGATCTTCGCCCTCCATCCTTTCAATCTCTTTCAGTGGGATTGGGATGACAGATTTTACACCGATACGGTCATCAATATCCATATAAAGAATAAAATCTCCGAATTTGCACATTGAGCGACACCATCCAAACAAATTATGATTAATATTTAAAACATTTTCATAAAGAGAGCGAAGAACCGCTTTGATTTCTTCGTTTGGGCACTCAATATCCATCATAGGAGAAAGAGCAGAGTGTGTTGTCATTTCATCAGCATAAATATCCATTGCGGAGGCCAATTCTGGCATATATTCCATTTGTTCATAATCAATATATCTCTCGGCTCTATTTTGTTGAGCCATGATCTTCGAATGCATGACATCAAAGGGGCTATATTCTGATTTTTTAAATTGTTGACCACTTGCTGATCTGAAATCTGTTGAATATTTGTCAAGTGCCGTTCTTCGAATCTTTCGATTCATCTGGGTACGCCAGTTTACGATTGGACCCGAAAATAATCTCGTTAATCTCCTAAAAAGTTCTGATTGTGAGTTATTGGGGTTTTTCTTTTGGTCGGCCATTCTTTATCCTTTTATTAACCAAGAATATTGTTCATAATCTTCTTTTGCTTTAAACATCTTCTCATCTAATGCTTCTTTTCTATTATATCCCTGCATTCCTGGGATTGTTGTATTAATTTTTGTATTAACTCTAATCATGGAATCCAAACACGCCTTTTTATATTCTAATTCTCTCTTATTAACACTCAATGCTGTATCCCTCACCCAACAACCAATTGCTAATGCCATAATAAGGTCATCATTATATCCCCTCATCGCCTGAGGTTTGCCATTGTGCCAAATAAAAGTTCGCAATTCGTTAGAAAAGCGAACCGAATATACTTTAATTAGTTTGTTTCTAATGAATTCTTCTAATTTTGCAACGATAAGAGGTCGGGTTTTTAAAGATGTTGTAAATCCTGGGACAGCAGAGTTGTTCGTTGCTCCCTGGTGGCTATCTACATATTCATGGGTACCCTTTATCGAATAATATAAATTCGGATATTGCAACTCAATTAATTTTTCCAAAACGGAAATGCCAATGCCAACATTTTCAACAACCAACAAACAATTACCATATTCTTTGCCAGCCTGCATTAAAATGCTGGAATACATATCTAAACTGGGTTTTCCTTGATACTCTGCTATAACTTCCATTGTATCTAATTTGATGATGTGAAAAACAGAATAATCTGCCCCGTCTCCTCTTGCGACATCGGCAACAAGGAGGTAAGTGCATTCGGGATTATATTCTTCCCAAATCCACATATTTCTGTCAAAACTTGTCCTGTATCTGGGGTCTTTAACATTATTCTCCAGCCACTTGATATCATCCGGATGAATAACTGTCTCGCCTGATGTATTGAAGTTACATTCAAGCTCCTGAGCGATCTCTCGTCTGGACATATTTCTTGTTTCTTTCTCAAACCATTCCTGATCTCGGTCAGGGTGAACGTCCCAATTCAGCACAACGGGGTGAAAGTCGTTTGACCCCTCCGCTGCCTCGCTATATGTCTTGTGAAACCAGTTTCCAACACCATTTGGAGTAGAAAGAGCGATCACTCGACCACCAGTTGAAATTGTAGGATACAGGCCGGCCCAAAGCTCGCTTAGGTTTTCAACGTGTGCGGCCTCATCAATCACCAAAAGAGAAAGTGCTTCGGAACGACCAGCATCGCCGGAAGTTGAGGCTGCTTGAATTTGTGAACCGTTGGAAAGCTCGAAAGACGCTCTATTATCAATTGATATATTGGCGATAAGAAGAAAGTCTGGGACATTTTTCATAATTGCCTTGACTTTTTTGACAAGATTAGCCGCTGTTTTGAATTTTGTGGCCATAACGAGGATGTTCTTGTCTCTATGAAACAGCATCATCCAAACAATATAGCCAGCAGCAATAGTTGAGATGCCCAACTGGCGTGCTTTGAGGATTACATTAAAGCGGTAATCATTAAAATCTGTTAAAAGGTCAGTCTGATAGTCATAAGTCTTAAATGGAATAAGACCTTTGATCGGGTGTGAGATTCTTGCGTAATTATTTACGAAGTAGATCGGATCTTTTCCACACTTTAGTATTTCAGCTACTATTTCCTTTTTGGAGAGTGTGTATGACATTTTTTATTCTTTGGCGAATCCGCCTTCTTTTAAAAATTTGTGGTAATTGACAGCCATCGTGTCGGTCACTGCCTCACCAAGGGTGGTAACCTGCTTCATTCCGCCAATCTTGTACATCTTGTGTGCTGTCACAAATGTTCTCACTCTTGATGTATTCTGGACGAGGCACTTTGCTTCGCCTTGTGGAGTGATTGAGAGTGATTTTCCAGTGATAGCCTTATATTCCTTCTTCAAAAAGTCTGCGATCTGTTGAATTTTGCGTTCGCACTCTTCCTCAAAGCCAACTGCATAAACAGAAGACAGGGCAACATTTGATTCATAGTTAATTTGGAGCATGTCTCCGACAATTTTCACGCCGAAACCATCAGAAACCCGACTATCAATGATTGGGCAGCCCTCTTCCCGATTTAGACCAATCTTTTTGACATCTCCGGTTACGAAGCGCTCGTCGTGGGATCCATCGTAGGCATTTGCTGCTGCCTGATTAATCCCTGTAATAATTTCTAATGTTGTAGCCATTTATTTAATTCCTTTTTCTTTTTTATAGACTCTGAGTTAGGGCCTCTAGGACCTCTTCTTTTGTCATTCCAGATTGCAGTGCCAGAGCACCGATGGCAAGAAGAGCATCTCTAGCACTAGTCTTTGATGTCCCGAGATCTGGAAGTTCTCCAGATTCACCACCCAATTCAGCAGCCTTTCCCCAATATTTCTCTCCTTCCGTATCTCCGAAAGCGTCAGTTGGCATGCCTTCGATAACCTTTCCAATCTCTTCTTTGATAATTTTTCTCAATTGAAGTTTTGTAAGTTTCATTATTTTATTCCTTTTGTTGTGGGCGCCATCCAGATTTCCACCTTTCCTCGCGACTTTCGACCCACTGAATGTAGCATTTAAAACAACAATCAAATTTTGTCATATAAACATCATCACGCAAATCAAAAGAATAAGAACGACATGTTTGACAAATCCTATTATTGTCTTTATTAATTAGTTTTTTAGATATTAAAACTCCATCAACTTCTACTTTTTCATTATTTTCTCGATGTTTTATTTCTTTTTTGTGTAATTCGCGGATTTGCTGCTGATAATCTTTTTCTTTTTCATCATCCCAGTCGGCTTTTGGGTGCTGTATTGCTTCTTTCCCATATTTCTTAGAAATAGCATTTTCATATTTGGCAACTTCATTTAAGTCTTTTTTCATTTATTCACCGCATATGTTATTCCAATAGTTGCCCCGACACCAATTGCAAAGCCTCCGATAACACCCCAAATAAGGGCGTTCTTTCCAGGCTTCTTTCGGATGATCTTGTTTAATTGCTCGATTTCTGTGTTTTTTAAAACTAATGTTGAATTGAATCTTTCTCTTTCTGTGTCAATTGTAATATTTAGTTGATCAATTTTAAGTTGGCATTGTGCTTCTTGCTTTTGCAGTTCGAATCCGAGTTTTAAATCATATTCTTCTTTTAGAAACTTGTGATTTGCCAATAATCTGGCTGTTGCCTCGGGATCAAATAATGTTCCAGTAAAGGGTGCTGCCTTTCCTTCTTGAATAAAGGTAAATTTGCCATCGGCAGCTTGTGCTGAATTTAAAAAACCAAAAAGAAACAATAATGTGATTTTACTCCACATATTCAAATCCAAAAGCCTCCTCAATTTCTCTGGCCAACTCCTCTGGCTGCTCGTCGAAATCTCTGATGAACTTTTTTATGTCTTTTTCTTTATTTTTGCTTAAATCGGCTACCGACTCATTATATTTTTCTGTCAGATTTATCAGATCACGCTCAAATTTGGCTATAGCCTCTTCTCGGGCGGCCAACTCTTTTTGGTGGAGAGCTTCCAATGTTGCAATCTGCTCTTCATAGCTTGTACTCATTACATCCATCGACTTTTTGAGTGATGAATAATCATTTTTTGTTATAAAAAAGAGGATAATCATAATAACCAAGCCGACACCTTGCCAGTTTTTAATTAAGAACATGCCGACCGACTTAAATAAATCTCCAATGTTGATATTAATCAATTTTTTATTTTATCCTTGGGTGCCATTGACGAAATATATTTTCTACTTCGTCTTCTGTAGCAGAAGGGGAAGCCCAATCAAAATTAATATCTTGAAGGTGTGTCAAAAATATATTTTTGGTGCCTATATGACCAACACTATCAGATAGTGGATTTTCATCAGAGAGTTCCATAACTCTTTTCATAATTCCATCAACCTTGAATTTGTGTTCAAGACTGGCTCTTTCCTTTTCCTTTTCTTGATCGCTGATCATTTCATTAAGCTCCTCTTTGATGAGCCTTCTTAACTGGGATTTTGTTAGTTTCATCTTTTAGGCTCCCTTCAATTTAACAATCGCGTCGATTACAGATTGACCACCGATATACAGCGCGCTCAGAATGAGCCAATCGCCACTATCGATGTGAGAAGTAAACATAAGACCAGTAGCGGTTGCCCAAACAAGCAACTTGCGGGAAACCATCTTTTCAAGTGCGATATCAATTACACCTTTTGCTGTTTCTACCATGGTCATAAACCCTCCTTTTATACTCTATAATTAGTCCTATTGCTGGATAAAAGCATACCCATTTTTCTTGTCAATTACAATTTGCATATCAACACAATCTTTAAGACTGTCCAGATGGGAGATAAGAAGGACGGTCTTAAAGTATGATCTAATCAAATCAAGTATGTCAACAAACCCTTGCATATTATCTTCATCCAGGGCCGTCCCAGGTTCATCAAGAATGAAGAAATCCGACTTTGGAAGAGAAGAAACACTTAACAGAGCCAAGCGAATTGCCATGGCGGCAATTGTTTTCTCGGCTCCAGACCCCATTTCTAGCGGACGAGGTTCGTGGCGTGGATGTTTAATAAAGATATCAAGTCTTTTACCGTCATCCTCGAAGAAAACCTCAAAATCAACGATATTTGCCAGGATTTTGGCAACCTCATCATTGATTACGGGTAATTTGCGCTTAATAACATCATAGGCTATCCCATTTG